GTCTTCTTTTGTGGTAAATAAAACCTCAGTCTTCGCTTGCTTCTGAGTTCCTGCATTATTGATGACGTAGGAATAATCTTGTTGCCAAGTCAAGGTAATCTGCGTATCACCATAGGCCAAAATATCTGCTTCTATGTTGTAGACCTGATGTTTGATTGAGTTGTCATCAAAATCAAGCCAGTCACTCTGCCAGATACAAAGTGGTTTGCTGACATCAGATATTGTGTAGACATAATCATTCTGATTGATAGCAGTGAGCACCCACTTCTTACCCCAACCTTTCTTGCCACTCCAGACATGAAGACCGACAAGATAACCTTCAGGTGCTGGTATTAGTGTGAATGGGTCAGATGACCACTTAGGTTGTGTTCCAATGATGATATTTCCATATGGGTCAGATGCTAATGCTGTAAATGCCCACAGATATTCACCACCATCTGTAAGTGAATGTCTGAGTGAGAATTGTCCATTATCAGTATGAAACACAATGCCTCTCGTAGGATATGTGAATCCATTCTGAATGTAATGCACCCAGTATTCTCTCTCTTTAGCTGAGTAAGTAGCAGTTGCTCTTGGAAGAGCTGCTCTATTGACCAGAGGTATTTCTTTAGATAGTCCATTGCTCACTTTCTGAACAGTGACCGCCGAACCACCATCTAAACCACCACTAATGGAGTAGACACCGTCATATCCCATAAACATTAGTCCAACACCTGGAACAAGTTTAGCGGTGTTGATTGCTGTTGTTCCAACTTCAGGTGTCAACTGAGAAACTTGATAACTTCCACCATTTCCAATACGAATAATATCAATTGCACGCTGACGGAAGACAATAAGGTTGTTGTAGTAGGCTGATAATCCAGTGATTGCTCCACCTGCTGTGTTACCTACATCGAAGTAGTCAAAAGCACCAAACTGCTCAGGAAGTCCTTGTTTAGAGTAGATTATTTTTGTTGGATTTTGACTTCCACCACCTAACCAGATTGAACTGTTCCAAGCAGCACCAAAAGAGTAACCACTCTGAATGGTATAAGTGTCTGAAATAGAAGGAGCAGTATCTACAAGTTGTCCATCAGGAATAATGTCAACATAAAACTCTGAAGTGTTATCATTTATTTGATTCACAAGGTAGTAGACTGCATCACCTGCACCAGTTGCCGTATCCTGACGCTGATTCTTTGTTCTGTAGAGACGCCGAGCCACAACACCAATCTCAGTAGGACCGATAGGAAGGTGTTTGATAACGACACCAAACTTCTTTTGTGTTGCTTCAGCATCAGTCTGCCAGTTAATACCTGTAGGTGAGCTGAGAGGTGACTCAGAACCTGTATCGGTGATGAAAGTCATCTTGTAATCAAAGTTATTAGGCTCTGAGTTTGATGAGTATCCTAAACCAATCGTTGATTTTCCTGTAAAGTTAGGTGCAGCAACACCAAGACCAAGTTCTTCAGACCCGTCAAGATAATCAGGCTGAATTACAAGTGGTTCTGGTGAAGGTGTAGGGATTGTGAAACCAAAGTTACGAACTCGTTCACGACCGTAGAACCATAGAGGTTTATCATAACCGTTGATGATAAGTAGTCTGTTTCCATAAGGAATGTATTGAGTTCCTGGCTCATTCAGTTTTGGAATGTGACGACCACTTGCAATCTCTACATAGTCTGAGTAGAAAGCACCTGTCCCCTGCTTGTTACCCCAGAAGTAGTAGAGACGTCCACCACTTTCTACAAGATAGTAGACTTGCTCAGTATTTTGTTTTGACCAGACAAAAAGTGAATCTACTTTATCAACAAATAAATCTGCAATAACTGAAGTAGGACCAGGAATAGTCACTTCACCAGGATTAAAGGAGTCACCACCTGGGTCCCACCAAGGTTCGATACCTCTGTCAAATAACCATCCACCACCTCGTGGGTCAACACGAGCAGCAGTTACATCATCAGCAGCATTTGGAGTTGGAGCCTTCCATCTCTGCTCAATACCAGCAATATTTTCGAATGTTATCTTCTTTTTTGCGAGCATTAGCTTAGTCTCCGTAAGCTTTGGTAGTCGTAAGGTGCGAATCCATCACCACCACCGATGCTAAATCTGCCTCTGACGATAGAAGAGTCAATGTGGTCAACATATCTCTTCTCAAATGTCTTGAGGTCTTTTTCAATTCTACGACGATAAGTATCTGACATAGTTAGGTTTCCAAGTTTTAGATAGACTTCTTCTAAAGCTTTGGTCACAATCAATTGATGGAACTCATAAGGCATTTCAGGTGTATCAGTTCCTTCGGCAAGTAGAGGTGGTTTGTAGACATATCTCATCTCACCATATCTTAAAAAGTTCTGAGGAACTTTGCTATAACTTACACCAGCTGCTTGCTGAGAAACTGTCACATCCCAAGCATCAACACGAGGATATGGACGAATTCTTAGATGTTGTCCATCAATCTCAATGTAACGCTTGTTTCCAGGGTCAATCTGGTTGAAGAAGTTGATGGTTACTGAACCAGCAGTGTCAAGTGCAATGACATCCTGAAGATAGGTTGTAGTATTTCTGGTTGTGCCACCTTGATTGAAGAACTTCCAAGCAGGTAAACCGAGACGCTCACCAGTTGTCCGGTTAAAGTTTGCATTCCAGAAGACGACTTTTCTCATACCTTCGTATTGTGTTGGCTGTGTGTCAAATGACTGGAAAGAATCTGCAACAATTGTCTGGTCATCCCAAGATACGAATCCAATAGTCAGTGCAAAACTTGCTCCTTGAGTTCCAGCAAATTGGACAATTTCTGGTTTAGAAAGTGCGCCAAGTTGTCCATCAGCTGTGAGAAATGCCCAACAAACTTCAAGGTAAGAGTTTAGAGGAAAACCGTTAAGGTCTTCACGACCAACAACTGTTGTCTTTAATTTTTCAGCAGGTGGAACAAATGATGGAGGTGTCCAAACAAATGCTTCAGCATATGCTGCTTTGTAATCTGTTCTAAGGTTAAGTTCTTCATCTCTTCGTGGAAGGATTGCTCTTAGTTTTCCATAAGGAGGTAGAGCACCACTTCCTACATTGCTTGGATTGTCTCTGTGTGATAGAGAAAGTAGTTCTAAGTTATTTTGAGGAAGTTTGTAGTATCTTTTCTTGATAACCCAATCAACTGAATCAGTGTTTGTTGTTCCAACAAAAGGTGTGTCAAGCAAAATTTCTTGATTGCTTACGACCTTAGAAATACCGTATTCTAAGTTGTCAAGGTCGAAGATAGCTCCTTCCCAGTTTTGTGCTGTCAATCTATCGATAGGTGCACTGAATTGCACTTGACGAGAACCTTTAGTTACGTTTGCATTGACAGAAGTTGCAGGAGCAATAACGTCTCGTGTAGGAAGAATGTCTGGAAGAAAAGGAAACTGAAATAGTTTCTGAGAGAATGTCCATCTACGGGCAGTCCATAGACTTAAGTAAGCCTCATTTAGTAGATGGTCTATTTGGTCATTAAATCCTTGAAGTTCTGGTGAGTAATCAAGATGGTTTTTGATTCTTTCTCTAAGTGCTGTTAAGTTCATCGTCCCTCCCAGACAAATAATACTGTGTCTACATTAAGTAGGCACTAAACACAAGAGGCCCCGCCACCACGAAGATGACGGGACCTCCGAGATTATCTCAGGCGAACTGAGAGTAAACCCAAACGTCGGCGAGACCGCCAGCTGCTGCAGCCAGTGAAACACCGCAGGGAGCTGCTGTATCAGCAGCTGCGAGAGCGTTGGCGATACCTGCACCAGTGTTGTCAACCACGAGGGCGACACCAGCAGCGGCGACAGCGTTATCAACCTTGGCTTTTTCGCAATAGCCTGATGTGACCACGAAGACCTTGCTGCCGGCTGTCAGCGAGCCATCAGTTTCAGCTGAACCGATACAAACACCAACAACCAAAGGGTTGCCAGTTGCTGTGGCAGCTGAAGCTGCTATGACGGTGAGCACACGGGCTGCACCGGTCTTGGAGGTATCGAACTGAACCCAGTCACCAACTGCCACGGTGCCACCGGTGAGGAAAACCTCAACGGTCCGACGGTTTGAGACGTCGGGTGTAGCAACCGAGGTGTATGAACCTGGTGAGCCAGTGATGTTGCTGATGAGCGCGGTAGCGTCAAGTTTCTGTAGTAGATTTGAAGTAGCCATTTGTTTTCTCCTTTATGATGGTTGGTTAGATATTATCAAGCTTTCAGCATCGAAGAGAAGACCTTGGCCGCCGAGGAAGTCAGCAATGAGCTGGGCCTTGACATACAGCTGAGCAGCGCGAGCTGTGGTTCCGCTGATGTATTCGAAGGGGCTCACGGCGAAATCTGCGTCGGAGTGGAATACCAACTTGATACCGTCGTAGTTGAGGAGGTATGCAGAGTAGAAACCTGCACCTGCTGAAGAGGAGTTGGCTGCGAAGCCCATGATGGGGTCAGCTTCGACCAGAGCACCGGCCCAAGCGAGAGCGAGACGACCGCCGTCAAGTGTCTTCTCATCAACATAACGCTCCTGAGCGCGGAGGCTCTCACGGTAGAGTGAGAAGCATTTTTGGCTCATGATGACGTGCTTGATGTCGCCCATGGGAGCAACAGTTGCAGCAGAAACACCGAGCTCGGTTAGACCGCGGAGACCGTTGGTTGAGAAAGAACCAGCCGCATCAAAGAACTGGTTCTGCCAGCCGCTGACGGGGAAGGTGACCTTCGAGATACCACCGACGACGTTCGTCTGGTTAGCAGGAGTCTCGGGCTCGATGAAGCCTGTGCCGCCTGCGGTGTC